GTTGCCGAGAGAACGCGCGCAAGACATTGCCCGACGAATGATCCGAAACATCACGGATGACAACGGCGTTCACCTGCCCCCTCAGTACGCCACCAAGAACGAGCCGGGTCTCGATCACGTCGACTACCAGCGTATGATTCAACTCCATCGCCCCGAGTTTCGTCAGAACCTCATGGCATTGAGCGAGTTCCTAGAGAACGACATCGGTTCCATCCTTGCCAAATACCTCGACGGCTCTACTCGTAAGATCGAATACGCAAAGCGCTTTGGCGTGAACAATCATGCCGCCTTAATGTACATGCGCATCTTAGAGAACGGCCCCGAAGCCGCACTGGCCGCTCTACTCAGACCTCGTGAAGTGCGTCGAACAATACGCGGTGTCGTAGACGGTAAGGTCGAGACAATGCAACGCACTGACCAGATTCCCGCACCATTTGGTGATAATCAGGTAGGCGCTCAAGCGCTTCTTGGTCAAGTGATGGATGCGATAAGAAACAATAACAATGCTCAGGCAGAGCAAATCCTGAAGAATCCTGACCTATTCGGGTTCCCGTTGTCAGCGAGAAAACAGTTCCAATGGGATCGCCGCGCCGAAGCCATCGTCGCTGGCTTGGAAAACTACAACCGTGGCGCTGTAGCGCCCAGCGAAGTGAAGGTCATGGAAGACCTGCTCTTAGCCGGGATGCGTAAGCCAGTCGGAGACTCGCACTTCCAGACAGCAATGCGTCCAACCTCGAAATTTATGCGCAACTTCAATGCGCTGACCATGCTGAGTTTCACAACGGTCACGTCATTGACCGACCCATTCATTCCCCTGCTCCGCTCTGGCGAAATAGGTGCATGGATGCGCGGCATGAGGAAGTACGCCGCCGACCCGGACTACCGGGAGATGATGCGCGACTCTGGCTTGTCCATTGAGAACTATGTCCATAACCGACTGGTCGGACTCTATGGCGCTGACGCATCGAAGATGACTACCGGATTTTTCAACGCAACCATGCTTTCACCGTGGACGGATTCCATGCGAGAGATGGCTGGCATCGTTGGCTTCGAGTGGTTCAAGACAGAACAGCGTCGCATCGCCAAGCACGGGCTAAACAGCCGCGCAGGGCGTAAAGCCAAGCGTGTTTTAGAAAGGTACGGCCTTAGCGAATTCGCGGAAGAAGGCGCTGTCCCGATTGAAAGCCTCGTGCAAAGCAGGCAAAACATTGGCGCTCAGTATGACGAAGCCATCGACCCCAAGTTCGTGATCAATAGCAATGTGATGCGGGATGCACTCGTTAAGTTTGCGAACGATACTATCTTTGCTCCAAACACCAATGACGTACCCCTATGGGCGCAGACCCCGGCAGGCGCTATGGTCTGGCAGTTGAAGTCCTTCCCGATGATGATGGCTCGCCTGTCAAAAGACTCGATCATGGAGATAGTCAAAGACCCGGCCAATCTGCACTCGTATAAGCCGCTCACAATGCTCGCAGTCATGGGGCCAGCGGGTGGCTCGATGGCTATTGCCGCCAAGGATATTATCCAGATGCGTGGTGACGAAGAACAAGGAACGATCCGAGATCGCCACGGTAAAAACATCAACTGGCTCAAGGCGGTAGGCTACAACCCAGACCTTCATGGCGACCCAAATGATTTCGCTGGATGGTACGTCGAAGGCATGATTCACATGGGTGGCTTCGGACTCTACCTCGAACTCCTACACAACATCGTAGAGCAGTCAGACAACGGCATGTACGGTTACTCCCGCGCTATGAGTAACATTGCTGGGCCGACCGCTGGGCAAACGATTGGCTTGTGGAACACCACGACCGGGTTACACAACATGCTTATGGGAGAAGAAGGAGGCCCGAACGGCAAAGACAGACAAGCAGTGCGCGAACTTACTCAGCGTATCCCGGTGCTAGGCGGGATCAAAGCCGTGAAAGAAAGTCTTGTAGATACGATAGCAGGTGAGGCAACGAGAGGTGGAAGCCGTTACGGTAGCAGTCGGTACAAATCAAAGTACGAATAACTGGAAATCATCGCACGGTTCCTTAGCGGGACGGTCGTGATGATCACAATACCAACTTTTGTTCTGGCCATATAGATCAGGCGAACTGTGAACACACAGGTTGCACCGTGGCTTGGGATCGACTTCACTAGGATGCCAACACGATGTCCGCTTGAAACAACCACGACAACGCCAATCTGATTCAGTTTTATAGGCGCGCTCTGGCGCGCTTATGGCTTGCGAGATTTTTTGACGCAAGTTCGAGACCTCAAACTCATCATAGTCGATCACTTCGATGTGATACTTGCAGTCATCTTTGCAGATCGCAACGAGGAAAGACCTTCGCATTTTACTCAGGTGCATAGCCAACATACACTGCGCAAAGTAATTCGGGTGTGAGACCTTTACGCCTTTCTTCTCGAACGCGCTGAACTTACTCTTGTTCATCGTCTTGATTTCCAAGACACACGGCTCGTTGTCGATATAGATGATGCCATCCAAGTGACACACCACATGATCACCTAGCGCAGTGTATTCGTACTGCTCACCCGTGAGTTCATCTACCTCACTCACACCATACCCACCTTTCTTTCTCAGGTCATTAACGACCATATCCTCAAGCGCGTGACCAACATTAAAAATGCGCAGAAGGCGTGGCATAGGCGAGTTCTCAGGAAAGCCACGTAGGGATAGGTGCAAATACGCAGTGCAGTCGTTACCAATAATTGACGCCCCGATATAAGATCGTGTCTTGTATCTGATCGGATCACCCTCTTTATCGAGGCCATCCATAATTGATTGGGCTGTCACTCCGTTGGCCCCCACACTATTGCGTTTCGTCCTGATCGAGTGAGCCTGCGCTCACCCGTATCTTCAAGTTGCCCTTCTTTCACAAGGCACCTGATCGTGGCTGAAACCGATTGATGTTTCGCCCCAAGCAACAATTCAGCCTCGTCACAGGTATGCGCCCGAGAGTCCATCAACAGGCACACCCTATTTCTGAGCGACGTACCAACACTGCTAAACGCCTCTCTACTTGTCTGTTGTATCAACATACTTCCTCCAAAAAAAAGGGGGCTGTGCGCCCCCTCTTATGCAAAAAACGCGGAGATGGTCAGTAACACAATCAGGAACACACAGATTGCAGTCCATGACATCCACCACCGCCCCATGTTAAAAGTCCGGCAACGGATCATCCAAGGCATCCGCACCAGTCTCCGGTACAGGAGCGCTGTCACTGGCTGGCATACGGTAGCCTTTTACCTCTGGCCGTGATTCCATAACCTGCCCGGTGTTCGGGTTACGTCGCTCCTTTGACATACCAACCACAACGCCAACGTGTAAGCCACGCATGGTTGCAATATCACCCGGCTTATCGGGAGATGAATGCCCCCCAAATTGCAACAGGCTCTTGAGTTGTCGTTGGCCAATCTCTTGCGCCATCTTTGATGTCTTATGATGCACGTTAATCCAGTGGCGAATTGATCCAGTGCCTCCCACATCTTCAAGTTCAACCATCACCTGATGGCCATTACCGTTGTTCATCTCTTGCCATTCAGCGTTGGCGACACGTACGTCGTACGTTCCCGGCTGAAGGATTGAGACACCCTTGGTCTCGGTAACGGTGGAAAGATCGAGTTCTGAAAATGATGCAAATGCGTTCATGCGGCTTTCTCCTTAACAGGAACAGGTTTGGTTTTTCGGTTTTGGCTATCACGATATTTGGCGTACTTTTCTTCGTCCGTTCGGATGAGTTTAAGAAGCGTCACCACGTTGTCACACGCCTCGACGGGTTTAAGTCTTTGTCGAGGATCGCGTGACTTGCCGTGCCAACCACGTACTTCTTCCGTGATAATGAAGCGCCTGATCGTCGGGACATTCTTGTCACCGTCAGTAGTTCTCACGCCACAGAAAACGTGATCGAACAGCGCGGGGAGTTGCTTCGCTATCTTGTTACCTTTGACAAGTGGCCAGTAATTTACGTTACCGTTGTCATCAGACTCCTCGGACACGAGGCAGGTCATGAATACGTGCATGTCCATATCTCGAAGCCACTTCAGCGCACCTATCATCAGGCGGCTGTACTCGCCCCACTTTGCGAATCCATTTGTCACGTCTTTAAATTCAGCCTCGACGTGCTCCATAAGTTGATCGGACAACTCAGTCAGGCTGTCAACAGCAAGCCACTGATATCCGGCTTTTGCGAACTCAGGTGATGACATCATCCTGACAATCCCACGGAATGAGTACACGCCATCCTCTGGCCTGTGATCCCCATCCCATGATTTGAAATCCACGTACTCAATGTCCGTGTCTTCCAAGGATTTGAGACCGCCCTCTCCAGAAAGGATCAACCCTTTCCCGTAGGCTTCCGCATAGTGCCTGCACTGGTGAGTCTTACCCCACCCGTGGTGCCCCATGAGCAGGGTCTTATCTTTAATAAACTTCGTGTCGTTCGTTTTCTTCGTGTTAAACATTAGGGTCATGCTCCAAACAAAAGTCGTCGACTTCGGACTCATCCTCAAATTCGACGTAGGTGAGACGTTCGTACGGCTTGATGCGGAGAGCGGAACCAATGCGATCCTGAAGATCGTCGGTCATCGCCTCCCATTCCTTGCGACTGAAGGACAATTTCAATTCAAAGTGATTAGCCTCCCCGAACGTGAGCACTTCATCAGCCAGCATTTGCAATAAGGCTTGGTTGTCCCAGTTCAGGCGGGTATGCACCTTCAGCACGCCACATACATGCTCGTCGAGCCTTGCAATCGCGGTAGTACCGGGTGCAGGGTCTTCAGGCAACGTGGCCCGTACGGCTTCCTCAGCGATCTCTAAGCGGGTGTTTGCAATGCGGACGTTTTCCCGTGCCCGCTTCCATGCCGCACCGGGCGATTCATCTTTCAGAGCACTTGGTTTCGCTCCCTCGAAGGTAGCCCACTCATCACTTTCAACAGCGAATGAATCTGAATTCCCCGACATTTAGCCCCCTTGACCAATCAGTGAGTCCGACTTATTATACACCTTTTGGATGACCCTGCAACACCTTTCCGGTGCTGTCGGGACGCCTTTCGACGCGACGGGAGTTAATATGAGAAAGATAGATTTGGCCCAACTAATCACTGATCAGGGTGGGGCTAGGGCAGTGGCAGAAGCCATCGGAGTGCCACGTACAGCCCCTTACCGATGGTGCCGCACAGGCAATGTGACCTTACGAACACTTGAGAGAATGTTGAGCGCGTTCCCTCATGTCCGAATCGAGAAGTACGTAATACAGGAGAGCAAAGAGCATGAAACTAGCGAGGGAGGCGTCAGCACTTGACGCGGCGAGGGAGTACGTCGAACTGGGTTGGCCGATTATTCCGATCAATCCGCAAAATAAAAAGCCATACATATCGTGGAAGCGCTTCCAAGCGCGTCGCCCCACAGAACTTGAAATTGAACAGTGGTTCACAGACTGGCCTGAAGCCCGAATTGCGGTCGTTACAGGCGAACTATCAGGCATACTTATTGTCGACTGCGACAGTGAGGAAGCGCACAAGTTTGCGATAGAGGAATCCTTATCCTCGCCCGTTCGGGTAAAAACAAAGCGCGGTGTTCATCATTACTTTGAGCATCCTAAAGACGGGAAGCGCAGAGGGCCGCGCGTAGGATCAAACAGCCGTGGCACTGACTGGCCCAAATTCGACGGCATCGACTTTCGGGGCGACGGATCGTACGCCCTACTTCCTCCAAGCCAAGGGTACGAGTGGGACATCGAGTACCCATTCGATCAAACTGATCTTCCACGCTGGAGTGATTGGACACCGTCAGCCCCCGCCTACGATAGCGCTAACGTAATTGATATTGCGACGGGCGATCTCGTCGACTTCAACTCTCTCGACCTAAGCACAGTCGAGACTCGTGGCCGAGTGCCAGAGTGGGACATGACTGAGGCGTTCTGCAAAGCCAACTTTGATGGCGGAAAGATTCCCTCCGGCGAAGGCAATGGACGGAACGACCGCATCATGCGCCATCTGTCCGACATGGTATTAGAGGGGTACTGGGGTGAGGAACTAAGGCAGAAGGGTCGAGCATTTATGACTCGATTTTTTGAGGATAGCCTGCCCGAATACGAGTACGAAGCCACAGCCGCAAGCGTTGAGAGGATGGAGAAAGAGAACCACCCCGAGCGTTGGGTAGATGGCCAGTACATTTACAACACCCAAGCCATCTCCGATGTTATTCCCGGCAAACGCCGCCGCCTTCTCACGGTACGTGACGCCAACCAACTGGTCGCTGAGTCCGAGGCCACGGCCTACTTCGCTGATCCTTTCCTATGGCGTGGATCAATCACTCAGATACACGGCTACTCTGGCTCAGGCAAGTCAATGTTCCTCCAACATCTTGCTTACGCTATTGCCGCAGGCCAAAAAGACTTCGGCCCATTTGAACTCGCAGGCCCACTCAATGTCCTGTACTTCGATTATGAGAATGGGCGTGGCGTGATTGGCAAGCGTCTCAAGACTCTCGAAAAGATTCATGGGGATGCGGGTGAAGCCTTCAAGGTGTGGGCCTCATTCCTTGACGACAAGGACATGAACCTCACAACTAAGCAGGGCTTGTCCTTGCTTGAGGATTACATCAAGGCTGAGAAACCTGATGTCGTGATCATCGACACCGTGCGATCCGCCTTCCTTGGCTTAGATGAGAACAGCGCAGAGGCATGGTCGAACGTAAACCACCTCCTCATTCGCTTACGGAATATAGGACTCGCAGTGATCTTTGCCCACCATAGCAACAAGCCGGGGGAGTCTGGCTTGGGACGTGAGGCCGGGTCGACAAACCAACTCACGGTTCTCGATACACAGGTGCGGATCACACAGGTTTACAAACATGAAGACACGGCCAAGCAGAACGCAGGGCTGTGGGATATGAATCTGGAACAGCCAGTATGGAACAGGATGGAGGACACCCTACCAGTGGGTTTTCGCATCCGAATGTTATTGGAGTTTCGATACAAGAAGGTACGAGAGTGGACGGACAACCACCAGTGGGTGCAGTACGTTGGCTTCGCACAAGACCATTATGGAAACGAGATTGTCATTGGTTCCAAATCTCCTAAAGCAAAGGCACGGGCTGGGTTAGCAGACGGGCTTGCGATGGAGGAGATTGCTGACGCACTCCAACTTCCTTACACCACTATCAAGAAATGGACACACGCATGAGCATACATCTTATTGACGGCTTCAGAATTGAAGACTTCCAAGACCCCGCAGGAGAGTGGGGGTGCATTGTTACGGACGCAGAAAAGACATTCATGTCGGTCACAAGCCGACAACTAACACGACAGGATGCGATAGATGACGCTATGCGTTTAGCGAGACAAAAAAAAGATGGCGAGAAAAAAACAAGAACTTAAATTCCAAGTTGGCAAATCCCCGCGCCAATACTTCTTTCCGTTAATGGAGATTTTCGACGGGGCCGAACGCGAGAAGCGGTTTAACGAGGACGTACCTGATGAGTGCAAGCCGATGGTAAAGCAGTACCTAGACATCTACACAGATAGAATATTTTTTAATCGCAGGTGTGCTCCTCCCCCACCAACTTCACTTGAAGACATGAAGTATGGGAATCTGGAGTTTTGGTGAGATACAGCGCAAGCCCGTGATATAGGTAGAACGCTGTCATGAACACGGCAACGGCGACGATAAGCCGCCGATACCGTGCCGGAGTGATTACGATGAGTGGTCGGAGTTGTCGGTGCTACTGTCCGACTCATCGTGCCCGTCAGAACATTCCGTTCCAGAACACACGTCTATTCCCGTAGACGAGCCACCTACCTCAACGCATCCCATCAGGGATGAGCACAGTAGAAATCCTACAACCAACGCGAGAATGATCTTCCAGTTATCGCGTAATAGTTCTTCAGTCCATCTCATAATTAGTTTCCTTGTCCAGAAAGATACCCGTGCTGTACGTAGTATCCGAGACCGTAATGGCCGCAAGTCCTGAGCATCCGCTCATCATTATTGAAGCAACCATCACAACGATTGCCCCGCCAATAATTATCTTCATCTAGTCGCCCTCCGCTTCGTGGCTTGGGTGGATTGTGGGTGGCAAGTCTTCCTCGTGAGGTGGTGCCAATTTGTCCACAGCGCTAAACGCGTGTGGCAAAAGGAACAACGCGGTGCAACTCCCACACCCATACATGTGAACCATCTCGTACGTAATGCTTGGCTCCTGTTCACCACTCTCTTGCGCAAGAAAACCACGGTTGGTTATCCCGGCATGAAAGAACTGTCTCGATCCGCAAACACGACAAACGAAAATTGATTCTGGTGACATGTCATCCTCATCAATGGTTAAAAGGTTGCGTGCTGTCGGAGGAACCCGGCACGCGCGGGTTTAGAGAACAGGAGGTTGACCGTTCCGACTGGCCGAGCATGAGCGGTACAGAGTTTAAGACACCTTTAGGTGTGTGGTCAATACCTTTTTAAGTACAAAAAAAGCCCGGCTTGTTTAGGGCGGGCTAAAAAAAAGAACAGAGAGGTTGTGGACTGCTCACTTTCGCTGTATCGCAAGTAACTAAAAGTAACTAATTAAGTGCTTGTTTACCTCTGCTGAACCCAGAAGGGGTGAAGCAGAGCAGTGCTCCAGTGAAACAGCGAAAGCGAGTTTATAGGAAAAAACATGGGTGGTCAAAACCTGTAACCCATTGTTACCATTGGCTTTTATACAACCCGATGATGTAGTGGTGTCAGTCGACGCCCCTATCGGGCGTCTCCTAACGATACTAATAGACCATAGTTCCATCTCTAATTAGTTGACCACCCCAGTCTCTTTCTTTATATTGCGCGTCCAATGGGACGGAGAATAAAACTCTCCGCAACACAAATAAGTTGGCTTAAACAAAACCAAGACCGACTAACCGACCAAGAACTAGCCACGCAAATTGGCTGTTGCGTTGACACTTTAAGACGCATACTCATGCGAGAGGGACTCGCCCACTACGACGCCGCAAAGTATGTCGTAGCCGAGAGCAGGCGTCAGGAACGGTGGGCGCGCCCTTGTCTAATCTGCAAGACAACTAAGCCACGACCCAAGTGGCAGTACATCTGCAACCGCTGTAAGAAACGCCAACGCACTGGCGACATCGATGCCTAGCATCAAAACCATCCGAGCCAAGGGCCACGCCTTCGAGCGCGAACTCGCCGCCTACTTCCGCGATAAAACTGGCCTAGAAGTCAGGCGCACCTGCCTCACCCAACAGTTCCACGACAGAAGCCAAGGGCAAGAAGACCTCACTGGCCTGCCCCGCCTGTCCATCGAAGCCAAGCGCGTAGAAAAACTAGACTTCCCCGGAGCACTCCGCCAAGCCCAAGCCAACGCCCCACGAGACTCGATCCCCGTTGT